CATACTCAGCAATTTTACTTTCCAAATCAGGTACTTGTTTTGCTAATTCTTCAGGTCCACCAGTAAAATTACCCATACCTAAGTAGTCTAAAACATTAAGATAAAATTTAGTATTTTGCATCAATTTTCTCACAGCTGGTCTTCCCATTGTTTTAAAAACATCGGCACTTGTTTTAGCTTTAGTAAAAACACTTACCCATTCTTTTACAGTATTAACAAATCCTGTCCCCAACTTTGGAAAACTACCCACAGTTTTTTCTAAAACTTCAATTAGTTGTGCTCCCCATTTTGGAGATGTTTCAACCATTTTAGCAACCGGTCCGCCCATTTTGTTTGCCGCCGTAGCTAACTTAGTTGCGTTTTTTGATAAAATCGCACCCTTAACTAATTCAGCACTTCTTCCACCCATTTTGATAATATTCATAATAGGAGTCGCAATCAAATCACCAAAAACTGGTATTGCTCCAATGAATGATAAAAGAGCAAATAATTTATCCCCTTGTCTCCAATAACTAATCCCATTTATAAGATCGATTGGTGAACCTATGATGGGTATCATTCCAGCCCAATCACCAATAGTGTTCCACCATGTTCCTTCGTTTATTGGGAATTTAATATTTGGATTCAACATTTTGAACATTTCTATAACAATCAATTTATCCTCCTTGGAAAGTTTATTCCACTTTTCATTAACTAGTTCTGATTGTTGTTCTATGTAAATTTTTTCCAAATTTTTTCTAATCTCCTTTTCGAGTAAAATTTGCATATAATAGTTTTTACAATAAATATTACCCCAAACAAAAAAAGGAGCTTATTCAGCTCCCTCTTCAAATTCTATTTTCATTTGTTTCTTTTTATCCACAAACGCTTGAACCCTATCAGTTCCAATCTTTGTATAATTTGGACTTAATTCTATTCCAATCCATCGTCTGTCCAATACTTCAGCCGCAACCATTGTTGTTGCACTACCACAGAATGGATCCAACACAATATCATTTTTGTAGGTCAAAATCTTTATTGCTTTTGTTGGTATGTCCATACTAAAGGTCGCTTTCGTTAATGTCTTGGTATCAGCAAAGTAGCTCCATTGACCATAAACCAATTCCATAAACTCTTTTTTATCTTCATCAAGGTATGTCATTTTGGTTTTACCATCTTCTTGGACAACTGGTGTTCCTATCCATTGTGGTTGTCCTTTAGTTTGTTTTTTATGGAACTTCTTATATGCTAATATTACACATTCTTTTGGGTTGTAGATATAAGGGCTAGAACTATTCATCCAAGAACCCCAAGCTGTAGTTTTACTTCTATGTGGTGATTGTTCTTCCAAATCAACCACACCAAAAAACTTAAATCCAACTTTTTTCATCAACATCCAAAACTCAGCAACCATAAAAACTCTTCCACCTCTATCCTGAACATTTATTTCATAAGGAATGTTTAAACTAATTCTTCCATCCTCTTTTAAAACTCTGAAAGCTTGAGTTAACCATTTCTCAGTCCATTCCCAATATTGTTCCATTGATAAACCATCATTGTAATCATCATATGCAATATTAACATTATATGGTGGACTGGTAATAACTTGGTCAATACTATTTTCAGGGAAGGTGGACATAACCTCAACACAATCCCCATTTACAATTTTTCCTATTGGTAACATTTTTTATTTTAATGATATGAAATTATTTGCTAATTATCAAATTAGGGTTAAGACAAGATTCTAAAACTTCCAAACATAATTGTTCAGGTATTTTACTTCTTTCATAACTTCCTTTTCTACCTTGAGTTCCTGTCTTACTTCCTCTTGGTGCGGGTTGGTGATGGCATTCTTTGTTTCCATTTTTACAAAGTGGTCTTGGAATCCAAGTTTTGCTATTTGTCCATATGTCAGTTGGTTTGGCTCTTTCATCACCATATTTACAATACCATATTGTATGTCTAGTAAACTCTTGCATCCAAGGCATCTTTCTTAACATTCCCCTAGGATTCTCAATAAAGAATACCATATTTGGATTTATCATTAACCACTCTTTAATTAGAGATATAAAGTGTTGGTTAACTCCATCACATTTGATTGCGTATTCGCTTTTGGGTTCAGTTCCATTTCTATGATGGGATATTGCTGCGATTGTATATGTTGTACAATCTGGTGATGCCCATATTACATCAGGTATAAATGGTACATCACTTAATGTTAATTTTCCTATATCTTTGGATAAGTTGATACCTTCATATTGTTCCCAATCAACAGAGAATACTTCCATTCCAAGTGATTCTGCGGTTTTTCCAATACTACGACTACCAGCGAATAATTCTAATACTTTCATTCTTCCAATGGTTTAATGATAACTTCACTTTCCGTAACAATAACAACCCTTGCACCACAGGATAATAAAGGTTTTGCTTCACATCCTTCACCACCATATATAACTTTGCTTGGACCTAATATCTCAACTTCATTACAATAGGTGTTCTTCTTACCTTGTTTTACGGTTATAACAGGTAAGTTTGTTCCTTTTGTTTTATTGGAACGGATGTGATGTTGATTGACGTGGATATAGGTTTTCATTTGTGTATTTTATAAAGTGGTTAAGTAACATCCTAATATGATTAGTATACTGAATGGTATTGTTAGTATTGCTATCAGTATTGTGTCCCCATTTGTTATATAAGGTTCATAAAATTGTCCTCCTTCACCTTTGTCAAGCCACTTTTTAATTTTCTCAACCATTATTCAATAATTGTTCTAATTTTTTTTATAAAATTCATTAATAATACCATAAATTTCTGAACTATTGGGTATCAAAACTATTAGGGTTTACAAATATCCAACAATTGTTCTATATATTGAATATTTGTTTTAAATTTAATTTCACATTCAACTTCTTCAACTTCAGTTTTATTTTCATCTTTATAAATTGGTATAATATTAACCTCATCAATTCTACTGTTTAATAAACTTTCCAGTTTTTTTCTTTCTAAATTTTTCATAATGTATTGTTTTTAATTAATATTAACTATTTGTCTTCCCCAATTAAGTTTTTGTTCAGCACAATCTTTCTTGAAACTCTTTAAAACTTTCTCTTTTTATGATTTTATTTTTAATATGTAAAAAAATTTGTACGTCTATCACCACATTTAACGCAAATCTTATATTCAATATCTTGATATGTTGAACTTATAACGGTTTTACCAGCTATTAATTGAATAACTAGATTGCGAAAAGTTACAGTTTCATATCTGATTTTATCAGAATCACAAACACTACAATTATTAGTAAGTTTTTTTAAATTTTCTTCCATAATTTAATTGTTTTCTGTGGTTATTAAATCGTGAAGCCCTTCCTTATTGAAACGATGGAAGAGCTCTTGTGCCATATCTTGGGGTGGTATGTTGTTTTCCATTATTTGATAATTGTTCTAATTTTTTTTCTTTTGAACCAATCAACATATGATGTAGCCTCTTCAAGAGTTATAAATTGATAATTAGTGTTTATCCACGGCATAAAGAAAAATATTTTCTTTTCTATTTCATATCTTGTTACAAAGTATACTTCAGGTATAAAATCTATTTTAGCCTCATAATTCTTCGTTATTTGAGGTGTTTCAACTTTTACAATTCTGTATTCCATATTATATTGTTGTTTTAGTTGAAGTTAAACAATATGTATAGTTACTTTCTGATGTACAATTGCAAATACCAAAACCGCAACTTAAAGCATCTGAATATGTTGTTGTATTTGATTTAATTGTCCCTTCATATTTTTTTTGCATTAGTTCCATAACACTCCCAATCGTAGAACCACAAATACCATTACCACCATTTTCAGGTTTGCATCCACAATTTATGTTTAGGTAATTAGTTTCTTTGTATTCGTATTTGTCTTTGATGAACATTGAGTCAGGATTATAAGTCATCTCATATAATCTTATTAAAGAAAATATGGAACTTTCAATTTCTTTGATGTCTGTTGAATTATCAAAAACATCTTTAATTAACAATCTTAAATTGTCTAGTGTCATATTAATTAGATAATGGTAATTTTATGGTTGGGTGTGATTGATAATTTTCTAACTTGAATGTTACACTTGGGTCTAATGTATTCAATACTTCATCCAATTCCAATAGATGCCAATTCTCATTACCTGAATTAATCTTCAATGTGGGTAATTGATATGGTTCTCTAGTTAATTGTTCTTTGAGTCCATCAATATGGTCTGAATAGATGTGTGTGTCACCCAAATTACCAATTAATTCTTCAGGTATCATATTAGTCATTTTACCCAATATCGTCAATAACAAAGCATAAGATGTGATATTATATGGAAGCCCCAATCCTGTATCAATCGATCTTTGATTCCACATAAGAGAGATTGTTCTGGTTGGAATATTGTTAATAGTTAATAATTCTTGAACAGTATCAGTTATTTTCACACCTTCATATCCTTTTGGATTTTCTAATTTAACCAATAACTTAATTCTTTCTTCATCACTCAACTCTCTTGTCCAAACTTGAAATCCATAATGACAAGGTGGGAGAACCATATTTGGTAAATCCGCTGGATTCCAAGCTGATACCATCAATCTTCGGGAATCAGGATTTGTTTTAAGGTCGTGGATTAGGTTGGCGATTTGGTCTATATGTTGTTTTATACCATTACTATCAACATCTGAGTATAAATGACCCGTACCACTTTCATACTTATAAACCTTCCATCTTCGCCATTGTCTTCCATATATTTTTCCCAATTCACCCCACTTCTTAGCAAACTCATCATCTGTTTTGATTTTGTTGATGAATTCTTCTTGTGTTAAATTTCGACCATTAAATTTTCCACTATCTGAAACGACTTCAGATAGTTCTTTTGGTAACATTATATACTTCTTATAAGCGTCTCCTGTCCATATGTTACAATCATTATCAACCAAATATTTTATATTGGTATCACCCCTTAAAAACCAAATCAATTCAGTCACAATTCCCTTGAAATACATTTTCTTGGTTGTTAGGACTGGAAATCCATCTGACATTTTATGTCTTATCTGGCGACCGAATACTGATATTGTTCCAGTACCTGTTCTATCACTTTTCTTAACCCCATTTGTCATTATATCCAATAGGAGTTCTTTATAATCCAAATCTAATTTATTCATATATATTATTTTTCTTCAGGGTTTAATAGTCCTTTACCATATTGTTCCATTCTGTTGTAGTATCTTGTTTTAACTCTGTCAGAGATTGGAATGGCTCTACCTTCTTCATCAATTCTTACAAACTTGATATTGGTTGAGACAACAACATCTTGATGTCCAGTATAAACATTATGTTTTCTAACCTCCATATATAAAGTTACGGAACTAGTTCCAAACTCTTTAACTGTGGCATAGAACTTAATAATATTTCCAACCTTAACGGAGTTCTTAAATAAAAGTTCATCAATTTTGATTGTCACCATTCTTGGTGTATCACATATCTGTGCCGCATAAGCACCAGCACTTTGGTCGATTAACCCCAATATTGTTCCACCGAATATATTATCGTGGACACCATTATCTGAGGTCTTACAAATATAAGTCGTTACTAATTCCATTAATTTTTTTAATTGAGGATAGATAAAAAATGGGGGATTGTCAACTATTTTTTTACAACCTTGAATAATGCTTTTTCAATGTTGTATCCGTTGTTAATAAAATGTTTCAAACTATTAACATTACAATGAGCATAAACTTGTTTTTCGGTGTCTTTTAATTTAATACCTCTATAATTCCAAAGCATTTTATATATTCCTTTGTTTCTATGTTCTTCTTTGACAAAGGCATGACAGAGATAAATAACATAAGGATGTTCGATATATGAAACAATACCAACAAGTTCTTCTTTGTAGAAACAACCATAATATGTTGCAGTTTCATCCAATAAATCTGGTTTTATTTCAACGAATTCTTTTTCAACTTCTTTATAACTAACTTTTCTTATTTCCATAATTTACACTTCAATGATATACCAGTTTCCATCAACATTTTCAACTAAACAAGTTGTATTTTCACAAAAATCACCTGAGTTCATATAATCAACATCTATTTTTGGTTGGTGGATATGTCCACACACCGCAACATCATATCCTTTTTGTTTTGCTAACTTTGTTGCATTCGTTTGAAATCTTTCCAAGAAATTATTTAATCCTTTGACATTTCTTTTGATAATGTTTGCTAATGAATGATAAGGTAAATTAAGTTTCTTCCTAATAAAATTATAAAATGTATTAAGTTTAATAACAAAATCATATGACCATCCCCCAATTAACGCGACCCATTTCATTTTAATCACGATAAAATCCAATACATCTCCGTGGAAACAATAATATAATCTACCATCAACACCCTTGAAACCATACTCTCTTACAAAATCAATCTTACCCATTTGAAAAGGGACAAACTGATTCATAAAATCATCGTGATTTCCGTGTAGATAGATGATTTTTGTTCCGTGTTCGGCCTTTTTCATTAACTTTCTAATTATTTTTGAGTCACCCTTTTTCCATTTAGTTCCCCTCTTTAATGCCCATCCATCAATAATATCACCATTTAATATTATTGTCTCAGCATCATTATAATCCAAGAACTCAATAATCTTGTCAGTGTTTGATTGAATTGCACCTAAATGTAAATCACTCATAATAATTGTTTTCCACTTGTCCATATATCTTTTTATTGATAAATAGGAATTGGGGCTTACATTACCACGAATACTATATTAAGTTAATTTTAATTCTTCAGGTCTTAATACACAATCCAAAATATATTTTCCAACATCAGGGTCAACACAATTTCTAATTATCTGGTCTTTTCTGTGGGATAACTTAAACTCCCTCAAATCAAAATAACCTTTCTCAGAACTTCCCCTCTCATTATGGGTCAATCCATCTTTAATTTCAATTTCAGGGATATCAATGTTTGTCCAAAACAAATGTCTCCCCAACTTTATTGTTGGTTTGACAAATGGTTCATAATATGGTTTAACATTTTCGACAACAAACTTGATGTTCGTATTCTTGGTAAAGTTTTGTAAGAAAATAATTTCAGCCCATAACTTCATATCAGGCATTACGGAGTCATAACTTCCTCCTTTGCTTGCCATCATTCTAACTTTACTATGACTTTGACAGGGGGGACTTGACCAAATAAAATCAAAGTTTCTCCAGTTCTTGGCGAGGTATTCGTGGGCATCACCAACCACAATTGTGTCATTAGGAAAAAAATGTTGATAGACATTTGCGATTTCTTCATTGTATTCCACCGCTGTCACATCAACATTTTCCCAATATTTCCTATTCCCACCTATACCAGCATATAGATTTAATACTCTCACTAATTTTATAACTTTATTGAAATATAAGTTCCTTTATACCATCCAAACATTTGGTCACTAAACTCTGTAACCATATTAAAATCATCCATATTGATTTCCATTTCAACGAAATCCATTTCATTTGGAAATCTAACAAATCTTTTTACCATCATTATTCGAATATTTGTACTTTTGCGTAAATCTGTTTAAGTTCACTCCAATTACCTTTATAAGTTGTTGCTTTTACAGGTCTATTATCAATCCAGTGATAAACCTGACCATCTTTACATCTTGGTTTATCCATAATCAATCCGTGAAACTTAAACCCCTTCAATCTTAACCAATCTTCTGTAATATGTCTATCTTTACTCTCTCTGGCAGTAAAGAATGTTATAATGTTTCCATCATCATACCACTTGTTAAGAATCAATCTACTTTCCTCGTAATGTAAGGCAAATGGATATAGATGGGAGTCTTCATTTCTTATATCCTCACAAATTGTCCCATCTATATCAATCAAATAAACTTTATTCATTTACGGTTTTTTTTCTTCTTTTTTTATTATTCCAAAATTGTAATATGTTTAACTCCTCTTCATTCTTTTTCTTTGATTTTACATTGTAAACAGCATTGATTAAATCATATGCTTGTTCTCTGTTATGAATTTGAACTTTGTGATAATACAAATAATTTTCTTGAAGTTTATTTATAAATCTATTCAAATCAAACTTGGGTACATTCATTAATAAATTTAATAACGCAAAATAAAAATGTTGAGATGTAATATTACAAACTTTAGTCACCTTTTTAATATCATCGGCATATCGTTGAGCTCTTTCCAAATTTGGGTCATCAGAAGCAACTGTCCATAGACCTTGTTCAAATTTGTCTTTCATCGATTGATGAGTATTATGTTTTATATTCGATTTTCCACCATGTCTATCGACACCAGACAAATCATTTTGACACATTGCTGTACAAAAATAGAATGTGAATTCTTTATTTTTTTCAATAAAGTTTTTCAACTTAATATATTCAGGTAATCCATCTTCAACATAAGAATGTAAATAATCAGGATTTTTCCAATTCGTAAAAGTTCTATTCATAACTTTAACTGTCTGAGGGGGAATTTTTTTACGAATTATAAAATAAATCCCTTTTTTATTGTTGGGGTTATTTTCATTATACTTCATCAAAGCCTTTACACGATGTTGTCCTTCACCAATTTCTAATTTTTTATCCACAATAATTGGGACAATTATACCGTATTCTTCAATTGTTTTACATATTTCATCTACTTTTTTTTGGATAATCTTACGATTCGACTTTCCAAATGAAAATGTATCTAAATCTGTTGTATAATTAAGAACCCCTTCATCGTAAACCTTAGATTTTCCTCTGTGGTCAATTGTATGTAAAAGTTCCTCACCTGTAATTGATAAATTTCTTTGTATTTGTTGTTCATTAAACAATTTCAAAAAATTATCATTTGTTAAATTGTTGAGAATGGACATAATTTGATTCTCTGAAAGTTCTAATTCTGCTGTTGCAGTTAAATCGTGATTCATAGTTTGGAGTTTAAATTGTAATATAAAATGATTTTAAATAGTTTCACAAGTGGATTAATTACAAATGTATGAAAAATATTTTTACAACCAAAACATTTCTAAAAATTTTTATTCTTTTTTTAATAAACTTTATTCATAGTTCTTCCAAAGAGTTTCAGTTTTGGTTTTAGGTTTATGGTTACCATCAACAGTTTTTACATCAAAATGAACTTTAATAAATCCATTATCAGTCAATCTATCATATAATTCACAATCATATCCACTAATCAATATCTTAGCTTTGGAATCAATAACAGAATCGAGAAACTTAATATGTCCATCTCTATCCATATCTTCCTTATATCTCGCATTTGTTCTGGTTGATTGTTCATAAGGGGGGTCAGCATAAATGAAACAATTTGGATATTCCTTATATTTTTCAATCAACTTTATTCCATTAGTGTTTAACATAATTACTTTTGACAATCTATCGTGTAATTCAGGTAATCTATCAATTGCAGACAAAAAATCTGAAGTTGATTTACTCATCTTCCTTCTTACTATGTTGCTGATTGTAATTCCACCCACACCATTATGTGATGTTCTGTTTACATAAAAAAAGTAAAATGCTCTATCCAAAGTGGTTAAGTCACCTTTCAACTTATCTTTGAATTCCTTCCTTAAATCTTCGGAGAAATGAGTTAAATCACATTTGAACTTGAACTCATCGAATAAATCTTTATCCGACAAAACTTTATAAAGGGAATAAACATTTTGTTCTATATCATTGTAAATCTCAATTTCAGTTTCAGGTTTTTTCAATCCTATTGAGAAGGAACCACCGAATGGTTCTAAATAAATGTTAAAGTCATTTTGGTTGGGGAAGTGTTCTATAATATTGTTAAACATTGTTCCTTTTCCCCCGAAATATTTTATTGGTGTATTCATTTATTCTCTAATTGATTGATGTGGTGTTGAAGATACCATAAAGCTTTCTTTAGGTCTTCTAATTCTTTTGATTGGTCTTTCTTACCTGCCCTACTGATATACTTTACAGTATTACCCAAGGCAAATCCTAATGACCAGGCATCTATCACCTTTATCGCTTCATAAACATTATCAGCGCCTCCATAATGAGAAGGGTGATTAACACTTTCTTTCTTTTCCCAAGTTTTGATTACGGTCTCCATTTTTGATTTTCTATTTTATTTTCATTCATATTTTTTCCCATCCTTTCATAATCCTGAATAAGTTGTTCAACGATTTTATCTAAAACATCGTTTCCTTCTTCTTTTTGAGATAGGTAATGTGATAGGTGGACATCTTTCGTTTCTTTCCACCCCTTTGTGTTGGTTAGAGTTACTCTTAGTTTTAGTGATTCCATATTAGTATTTTGATTTTGACAATAAAAAAAGGTTCTAACTTTTGGTCAGAACCTTTCTCATTTGGTTTTTAATTTCTTATAGTCCCAATAATAGATTTGCTTGTTCTGTCCAAGTCCAATTGAATGTTGATTTGTTTGCACCAATTGTTCTAGTTGCAACATTAGTAGCAAAAGCACTCGTACCATTTCTAAACACGGTACTCAATGTTACATTTACTGGAAGTATAACTTGTAAGTTTGAGAAAGTCAAAACTCCTGATGTTAAATTATCTGTTGAACAAGTAGAATTTGTTGGGTTTGATATTGATAAGTCACCTCTACCCGCAATAGCTGGGTCAACGAAATCACGGAAGAATATGTTTTCGAATGTTCCTCTTGGACAAGCTCTAAAGTCACCCAATTCAGCTTCAGGACTTCCAATTACAGAACCATTTCTTATAGTGTGAGATGCCATCAAAGTACCTTCAGGTCCATCAATTTCTAAAGCATGGTCAGTTGCACTACCACAAATTACAATAAAATTATTTAATGTTCCAGCCCAAGCTTGGTCTGTGTCAATTGCATCGTCACCTGAAAACCATACAATAAGGTTTGTTACATTTACAGTTCCACCAAAGAACTCAATACCATCATCTTGATTACCAACGATTTCAATATTCTCAATTGTTGTTCCATTACCAACACCACCAAGTGTTAAACCATTGATTTCGTTACCATTACCAATGTTTGCGCCTCCGTGTCGAATAGATATATATTTCATAACACCAGAGTTATCACTAACATCATTTCCACCATATAAACCATTAGGGTCAGTAGTAGGAATACCTTCGATTTGGATTTCATTAGCTGAAGCTGAGATTGGTGCTTTTCCTAATATAATAACACCACCCCATAATCCTTGTGTTGCGGGGTCAAGGTTTGGACTAATGAAAAGTCCAGCACCTACTTGTTCAGGTGTAATTTCATCTGCAACAGATGTGAAGATAATAGGTTTAGTTGGTGTACCAACAGCATTGATTTTACCACCTCTTGCAACTAATAAAGCTGTTGCGTTTGCTCCTGTACCTGCTTGACCTTTGATAACTGTACCTGGTTCTATTGTTAGTGTAACACCATCCAATACCGTGATTCTTCCACCCAACTCATAAACATTGTCTGCTGTCCAAGTTGTGTTAGAACTAATGTTTGATGATATTACAACATTAGTTGTTGCTCCTTGACAAGTTCCATCAACACAAACTTGACCATTTGGACATACTGTATCAGCACAAGAATCTTTTTGTTTACAAGATTGTAAACTTGCTAATACAACGAAAAGTAAAATAAAAAGTTTTTTCATAAAATTGTTTTATTGGTTTATTAACTTTTAATAATTAATTTAACACAACCAAATAATCCAATTTCCAATATTACCTTATTGCTAAGTTTTTTGACTGAAAAATATACGACAATACCTTTCTTTTCATCAATGGTAACAAAGTTTCCTCGAATGGAACTTCTTTATCACAATGAATATAAAATGTTGGTAACTCATTTTCAGTTGATATAAGGTGAGTATAAAAGTTGGGGTCTTCAATTTGTTTGAAGGTTGTCTTATTTTCACCCTTATGTTTTCTAATATTGTACTCCCAAATGTCTATCAAATTACTAGATTTGGTATAGAAATAACCTTTCTTGGAAGTCAAATTATCTTCGTTTAATATAGATACAACCTCAATTGCATCATAAACTATTGTCCAAACAGATTTAATGATGTCAAAGTAATCTTGTAGTTTGGCATCACTATATTTTAATATCTTTATAAGTTCAGTTTCTTCGTGTATGGTTAAGATTGGTCTGTCCTTAGTTTTCAGGTCAGCAAGTGTTATCTCATCGTCAACATTGAGTAATGACTTATCTGTATATAATATTTGATTCTTTGATAATAGATTTCGAATGTTTGCTAAATGGAGGGTAATTTCCGTGAACATTGGATAAACTTTCATTTCTTCCAATTGTTTGTTCAGTTTTTGGAAATAACCTAAGAGGACATATTCTTTTAATTCAGCGTCAATGACACCTTCGAATATCCAATCTGTACTCATAACAAACTTTAATTTATTCTTCTTCATACTCAAAATATAATTAAAGTTTTATCTAAAATAAACTAGTTCATTCTCATTATGACAAAAGTATATTTCTTACCATCAGGAGTTGTTACAGTTTGTTCATCATATCTTCCATCATAAGAAGCCATAACACCCAAACCATCACTATCTACAATATCAGTTGCAACCCCTTTTATATCAACATACTCTTTCAAATCCCTACCCAATTCTTTTAACCAATCTACTGGGTCTGTTCGTCTAACAATGGATTCAACTTTTTCGTCAATCATTTCTTCACTT